GTCAACACACAGTTGTTTTCGGTGAAAATAGAATGTATGTGACGGGTGCTTATGATATCACTGTAGATGGTGCTGCGTCGATGAATGTAAAGAAAGATATGAATATCAATGCAAAAAATATGAACTTCACGGCTAGTGGTGATATGAATATTAAAGCTACAAATTTAAATCTTCAGCCCACAGGTAAACTAGAAATAGCAGGATCAGCAGTAACATTGAAGTCAAACTCACATATCGGCATTGAAGCTCATGGAGCAATCGGTATCGTAGCAAAAGATGGTATGGAAATTGCGTCTAAAGAAGCTGAAGTCGTTATTGTGGCCAGCAAAGATATCGGTATTCAGTCTAAGAATGGTAAGTTTATAGCACAGTCGGCTACAAACATGTCGTTGAAATCAGACCAAAAGATATCAATGAGAGGCGAAGAAAAAGTCTCTCTTGCTTCAGGTAATATAGTAGCTATAGATGGTGATGTAGATGTTAAAGTACAACAAGGTGCTTCTGAACCACCAGATGCACAAAAAACTATTCAGATTACCAAGTCAACTGCATAACACATAAATAACAATATGGTACAGACAGAAAGAAAACCAACATATTCAGACTTAGACTTAGACTTTATCGCTCATCCTACAACGGGTGATATTGTCATTAAAAAAGGAGAGGATGCTATCAAGCGTTCTGTCCGCAATCTTATTTTGACAAATTTCTATGATCGACCATTCAGATCATTTATCGGTTCAAATGCGCTAAAACTTCTATTTGAAAATGCTAATGCTATTACAGCGACCCTATTGAAAGATGCTATCCGTGAAGTCATAGAAAACTATGAGCCGCGTGTCAAACTAACGGATATAGATTTGAATTTTGATTATGATAATAACGGTTATAATGTCACTATGCGATACATCATTTTAAATAGAGAACAACCTGTTATCATAAACTTATTCCTGGAAAGAATTAGATGAGTACTTCAAATACAGCTTTAAGAGTAACCGAACTAGACTTCAATGCAATCAAATCAAATCTGAAAGCTTTTCTTCGTAGCCAGTCAGAGTTTCAAGATTTTGATTTTGAAGGTTCTGGTATGTCTGTTCTTCTGGACATACTGGCCTACAATACTCATTATATGAGCTTCTATCTCAATATGGTAGCCAATGAGAGTTTCCTAGATAGTTCTCAGCTCAGAGCCTCAGTTCTTTCCCACGCTAAAGCCATTGGTTACGTGCCCACAAGTAAGCAGGGTTCGCAAGCACTATTAAACATGGTTGTGACACCTAGTGGTACTGAATCAAACACAGCAACATCAATTGTCCTAGACAAATATACTAGATTTTTAGGTCAAGATATTGATGGTGTAAACTATCCTTTTGTGGCTCTATATTCTAATACTGCTAGTAAATCTGGCGGATCATTTAATTTTTCAAACGTAGCTATCAAGCAGGGTGAAGTCATTTCGCTCCAGTACGCAATGACACCTACAAATACTAGCAGACGCTTTGAGATTCCATCTGCAAATGTTGACGCAAGCAGCATCATTATCACTGTACAGGAATCATCAACCAATACTGATATCAAAACATATACTAAAGTCTCAGACATTACAGTTCTCAATTCAAACTCTGAAGTATACTTTATTGAGGAAAATGAGAACCTAAACTACACCTTCTATTTTGGTGATAACGTTCTAGGCAAAAAGCCAAGAGTAGGTAATATTATTACATGTACATACCTCGATAATGTTGGTGGTCTTTCAAATAATATTACAAACTTTACTGCAATAGACTCAATCGGTGGCCTATACAGAAACAATGTCAATATAACAACTGTAACATCTTCATATGGTGGTGTTGAAAAAGAAACAATCGAACAGGTCAAGTTTAGAGCACCATATTACTATACGACACAGAACAGAAGCGTTACCGCGTCTGATTATGAAACTCTTATCACTAAAGATTTCCCTAATATCCAGTCTGTGTCTGTTTGGGGTGGTGAAGATAATGATCCAGTCATCTACGGTAAAGTCTTCCTGAGCTTGAAGACAGATCAAAACATCGCTCTCACAAATGCAGATAAGCAATTCATCAAGGATTCTCTCATCAGAAACAGAAATGTGGTGACAGTGACTCCTGAAATTGTTGATCCAGACTTTGCGTATATGAGAATTGTAACTAAAATTAGCTATGATCCTAATCTAACATCTCTGCAAGCTAATGAGATTGCAGAGTTAGTAAAGGCGTCGATCTTAGACTATAATGATAAAGAATTAAACACATTTGATTCAACATTCAGAAAATCTAGACTGTCGCAGTATATGGAAAATTCTGAAAGGTCTATAGTTGGCTCTGACACAACCATATTTGTCCAAAAGCGTGTCACACTTGATTATAATAATGCTCGTAAGTATGATATCAATTTTAATATGCCGTTGAGAAAAGGTAATTACCTAAACAAGTTGTTTTCTTTCCCAGAAGTCCAGTTGAACGATTCAAACTCTATTGAAAGAAACGTTTTGTTTGAAGAAACTCTTGATGCTCCATCAGGAATTAATTCTATCATCATCACTAATAGTGGTTCACTATATCAGACAGCACCGACAGTAGTCATCTCTGGCGACGGTTCAGGTGCAACAGCAAGAGCGTACATTGCATCTGGTAAAATTGATAGAGTTGAGATTTTAACAAAGGGTGTTGATTACACTAATGCCACAGTTTCATTTATTGGTGGAGAAGGAACTGGTGTAACAGCCACAGCGCAACTTGAAAATAATTTTGGTACAGTAAGATCATTCTATTATGACAATACTGGTAAAAAGATCACAATCAATGCAAATGCTGGTACTATTAACTATTTGACAGGTCTAGTGTCAATCAATTCAATCAGAGTTAACAGTACAATTGAAAATGATTTTTATCCAGATGGTATCGTAACTTTCTATGCACCAGCAGAAAATGAAATTATTCTACCTTTGAGAAATCGTATCCTGAATATTGATCCTCTTGATCCAAAAAGTATTTTAGTCGAGATGGTGGCTGAAGAGTAATGTCAACAAACAACAAGATTTCATCTCTCATATCATCTCAGGTACCGTTCTTTGTTAGAAACGACCATCCTAACTTTGTTCTGTTTTTACAGAAGTATTTTGAGTACCTAGAACAGGACAACCAGGTTGTTCAGGTAGCTAAAGATAATATTCCTGTAATCAGAGATATTGATCTTACTTCATATGAAGAGAATCTTTACGACGAGTTTCTGAAACTTATTCCAGAAAATGTTACGGTCGATAAGAATCTTCTATTAAAAAATATCAAAGATTTCTATAGAGCAAAAGGAACAGAAAACTCTATCAGATTTCTCATTAATATTCTCTATGGTCATGAAGATTTGGAGTTCTATTATCCTAAAAAAGATGTGCTAAGAGCTTCTGATGGTAAATGGTTTATTCAAAGATCATTGAGAGTTACGGACACTTCTGTCAATAGTATAGCTAATTCAAATATATTGGCCATCAGTAACTTCAATGATAAGATCATCAGAGGTAATACGTCTGGTGCTACTGCTACTGTAGAAAGAGTTGATCGCTTCTTTGAAAAAGGAACGCAGATTGACGAACTGATCATATCAAACATTTTAGGCAATTTCGTCAATAATGAGCAGGTCTTTACAGTATTTTCTGAGAACGGTATTACCAAATCTCTCACATCAAATGTTTTTGGTGGTATTATCAACACTGTTACTGTGACAAATGCTGGTTCTGGTTATATAGTTGGTGATAATCCTATAGTGGAGAGTAATAGTGGTGCTGGTGCTAATCTAAGAGTTTCGCGAGTTTCTACTGGTAATATTGCTTCTATAACTGTTATCGATGGTGGTGCTGGATATCAAACAAACTCGTTTGCTCTTTTTTCTGGTGGTGGTGCTGGTTCTGGTGCTAATGCTGAATTGACCCTAGTATTAAATGACAGCAGTGTACATCCTAATTCATACAATATCATCTTCAGTACTATATCAGTAGAAGCAAATACAAACACTACAAACTCAATTGCTAATAATATTTACCAGTCTTTTGCTTATCAGAATCTTAATGTGATCTACACGAACACATCAAACATAAGAGCAAATAGTGGTGTTTCTCTAGCATCGCTCAATCTATCATCTTGGTTGGCTAATAGTAATGTATACTTTGAAACTTTTGACTCACTAAATGTGACAAATCAGATAAGTGGTGTAAGTAATACTGTATTAATAACTGCAACAAATACAAGATCAAATCTTGTATACATTAGTCCTGCGTTTGCAACAAGACAGTCGAATTTAGTTGTCAGAATTATTAAAAGAGCAAACGCAAATACGACTTTGATCAATGCCCTTCCGTTTTATGTATATGCTAATACTGGTCCAGCAAGAACTGTTACAGTCCGTAATGCAGGTACAAATTATACAGAACTTCCATCTATCAGTATTATCGCAAACACAGGCATTCAAGAGCTAGAAATTCTAGGCAAAATGGTCATCAATAATGGTGGTTCTGGATATCAGATAGGTAACATCATTCAATTTAACAATGAACCAGGTGGTTATGGAACTGGTGCTAATGCTATCGTATCCAATATTAGTGGAACTGGTGCAATTACGGCTGTCAAATTTGTTCCTAGAACTGGTCAAATAGTCGGCGGTTCTGGTTATAATGTATTACCTACAGCAAATGTGATTTCTGGAACAGGTAATGGTGCTAACATTGCCGTGACACATAGACTAGGCGAAGGCGCTTCATTCATTCTGACAAACAGTACTCTAGGTTCTATTCAAGAAATTCAGATTGTTAATAGAGGATCAGGATACACAGATGTTCCTACAATCAATCTAAGATCATTAGGAGATGGTACGGCTACTGCTAATGCTACAATTCTAGAAGGTGTGTTCACATATCCTGGACGTTATCTGAACGATGATGGTTTCGTATCTTCTTATAACTTCTTACAGGACAGAGACTTTTACCAGAACTTCTCATATGTTCTAAGATTGAAAGAATCAATTGCAAACTACCGTAAGGCCATAAAGCAGCTTGTTCATCCTGCAGGTATGAAACTTTTCGGTCAGTATTTGACTATCGACGAACAAGATGGTCTGAATAATTCTGAAGGTGGTTTAGAAGCTATCACACGATCATTACCAATACCTACATTATCAATAGACTTTACAACAGGTAATCTAGATTCAAATGTGACGTTTACCAGATCAAGTAATGCTTCGTTTGTAAACAGTTTTGGTTATATTTCGTATGTTACTGCAAATGTTGCTAGATTTACTCATGACCCTGAAACACTAAGACCATTAGGTATTCGTGTCGAACCACAGGCCACAAACTTACTTCTATATTCTAATAATTTTACTAATTTATGGTCTAATACTGGTAATACAATCATAACTTCTGGTCTCAAGTCACCTGATGGTAATAATAATGCGTATCTTCTTTATGATTCGAATCTTAACAACGACGCATCATTTATTGATCAAAATATCACTATAACACCAAGTGCAACTCAGCGACATACATATTCGATTTTTGCCAAAGCAAATACTGCAAATGCATTTGCGATATACTGTTTCTACACAGGAACTACAGTGAATGGCTCCAGTGTTATTGTTAACAATTTTAATACTAATAATCCAACTGTAACAGCAGCTATAGCTGAAGGTGGTGAAGAACTTCCATCTAATGTTGTTCTTGAAAATTATATTGATGGTTGGAAAAGATTGAGCTTTACTACATTTAACAGAAATGGCTTAAATAACAATATCGTATTCAGAGTATATCCTGCAACAAGAGATCCTGGAATTACAGGCGCAACCCTATTCTTTGGTCCGCAGCTTGAAACAGGTAATGTCGCGACTACGTATATTCCAACTGGTTCTGCAACTGTAACCAGAAGCTCAGACTATCTTGCGGTACAGAATACTGCATTTACTAATGTATTCAATCAGATAGAAGGTACAGTATTCGTTCAGGGTAGTACAATAGATTATGTTGTAAATAATGGTGATTATCCTGTTGCTATTGCTTTGGCAAACTCATTTAGTAGAGATACTAATTGTATAGTATTCGGTTCTGATCGCACATCAAATCCACCTGCAAATGATAGTTATATGTCTGCTGTTAAGAATGGATTTAATAATGATATACAATTAGATAGAGTATATGTTGGTAAATCGTTCAGAGCAGCTTTTGCATATGAAGATGGAAATCTTCCTAAAGGTAACATCATCTTGGCTCTAGATGGCATATCATCAAATAAAGCTAGTGCAAATATACCAAATGTTAACATACTGTACATATCTCAGACAGCAAGATTTCAACCACAGTATCCACATAATATAGAAAAAGTTGTATATTATAATAAAGAGTTGTCAAATACAACAATGATTCAACTGACAACTAAACCATGATCTGTTTAAATTTTATTATAAATAATAGTAAATTAGAGGATTAAATTTTGAGTTCATCCGCCACATTTATCAAGTTTCGCGTCAACAGCGCCGAACAGTTCAAAGAATCTGTTTCAGAACCTACTCCAAATACCAACATGTATTTGACTTATGGTAAAGTGGATGCATGGGCAAATGATGCAAATGCTGATATAGCTAATACTTCTGTATCTACCGAATATCAAATTTGGTCTAACATGATTGGTGGTAAGAAAATTCTCGGCTATGATATATCGCATGTAATACGTAGAATTAACTGGGTAGCTAATACATCGTATACCTCATATGATCATAGAAATGCCAATCTATATGATGGTAACACAAATTTTTACGTTGTCACAAGTGATTACAACGTCTACAAATGTATCGGTAATAACAACAATTCATTAAGCACAGTAGAACCTACAACAATTAATTTTGGCTCGACAGTCGAGACTTCTGATGGATACATCTGGAAATATATGTATTCAATCTCCGACTCTGATCAGTTAAGATTTACTACAAGCAATTATATTCCAGTTAGAGTACTAGCTGCAAACGACGGTTCACTTCAATGGCAAGTTCAAGATAATGCTATTGAAGGTGCAATCTATCACATTAAGGTTGCTAATACAGGAACAAATTATAGCAATACAAGCAACATCGGCATATCTATATCAGGCGATGGTTCTGGTGCAGATGCGATAGTCACTTTAAACACTGTTTCGAATACAGTGTCATCTATCACAATGACGAACTATGGTCAAAATTATACGTATGCTACCGTTGCTATCACTGGTGGTGGTGGTTCGAACGCATCTGTTATAGCTATGATTAGTCCTCCAGGTGGTCATGGTAGTAGTCCAATATATGAATTTGGTGGATCAGCGGTTATGATCAATACACAGTTGAAATCGTCTGAGGGCGGAAAACTTCCTGCTACTAACGATGTGAGACAGATCGCTATCCTTAAGGATCCACTATTGAGAGATGGTTCTGCTGTTTCTTCTAACATTGTTTTTCAACAGGGTATAACTCTGACGACTGCTGGTTCTGGTGACTATCAACAGGATGAAATAGTATATCAAGGAACATCAGTGTCAACTGCAACTTTCAGTGGTAAAGTTGTATCGTGGGACTCAGCTAACGGAAGACTAGTTGTTATAAATACAACAGGAAATCCGCTATCTCAATCTCTTGTTGGAGCAAACACATCGACAAGCAGATTTATCGGTAGCATAATACCAAATTATCTGAAGCTATACTCTGGTCAACTTTTATATGTTAATAATTTAGAACCAATAACCAGATCAGAAGACCAGACAGAAGATTACAGAATAGTACTGAAGTTTTAAGGGAAAATAGAAAATCATGGCAAATACTGCTAACAATCTAGGTCTAACAACAGACTTTAACGTAACACCTTATTACGATGATTACGATGAAGCTAAACAGTTTTATCGTATATTGTATCGTCCTGGTTATGCTGTACAGGCGCGTGAACTTACTCAGATGCAAACTATTCTGCAAAGACAGATCGAGAGATTTGGCAGACATGTATTTGAAGAAGGTACTATTGTTGTTCCTGGTTCTTTTCAGTTATATGCTGCTAATACTAAGTCGTCTCCTGGTCCTCTCAATTACGTAAAAGTAAAAGACGTTGATGATAGCAATAACACAGTAGATATCACAAACTTCAATGATGTTGAAGTTACTGGCCAAACATCTGGTGTTAAAGGTTTTATCAACATTGTTATTGATGGTTCTGAATCATCTACAAACAAAAAGACTATTTACGTTGATTATCTACAAGCATCTAATGCTAATAGTCAAATAGTCAAATTTATTGCTGGTGAAACTCTAACATCCAATATCGGTAACCTAAAAGTTGTTGATACTGATGCAACTGGATTTGGTTCAGCATTCCGTATTACATCAGGTATCGTGTTCTCTAAGGGACATTTCATTTGGTTCCCAACACAAGAAGTTGTTCTAGATCGATACAATGACACACCAACATGTAAAGTTGGATTCAATATCGCAGAATCGATTGTAAATTCATCAACTGACAACAGTCTTCTTGATCTCC